GATGAAACTCCTATCAATCCTTTTGACTTCTGGCAAGGTGCAAACTTCAAACTGAAGATTGTAAAGAAGGATGGTTATTGGAACTATGATAAGTCAGAGTTCGACCGTGTTGCTCCTCTTCTTGAGGATGATGATGCACTGGAAGCAGTTTGGAAGAAGGAATACTCTCTTGCTGCTGTAACTGCTCCCGACCAGTTCAAATCTTATGAAGATCTTGAGAAGCGTCTCAAGTATGTTCTGGGTCAAAAGAATGCTCCCCGTCCTCGTCTGGATGAAGAGGTGGAGAATGAAGATAATGATCGTGGTAACTATACTCCCGACTTTACTTCACGTCGCCCTGAACCAGAACTTCCTGTGGTGAGTTCTTCTAATGATGAAGACGAAGATGATGCTCTTTCATACTTCCAACGTCTTGCGGAAGATTGATTAGGTATACAATCTAATATTGTCTCCTTTCTTCAAGGTGCTGTTTACATATTGAGCAGCACCTTTTTTGTATGGCATAATAGAATCCATATCAGTAAACACAACATTTAAATAAGTTGGTTTAAGAATAAATATATTTCTTTTATCGTCTTCTATCTTTTGTTCATATTGATAGTTTGTAACTTCTCTGGTTATATTTCTTACTGTTACTTTTCGATTCAGAGTACTATCAAAATAACTTGTTGAAAAGTTTGAAGGAACTATAGTACCTTCTGGAATAATTGTGATTCCATTTGCGTTCTTTACCTCAAGAGTTTCATAGTGATGTGTTGCATTAATGTTTTCATATGTACCGTACTTATCCAAGAGATATGAATCGAATCCATTTTGAGTTAATGGCCATTCTGTCTGGACATTAAGTATATTGTTTGAAAGTAGGACAACCCAATCTAGAGTTTCATCTCCATAGATTTTGAAAGCAACATTATCTGGTCTTTCATTTCCAATCACTTTGTACTTTGTAAAGAACTGAAGGTTACCAAAGATATCTTCTCTTAACTTTCCTCTCTTGAAAAGATTTTTAACAGTCTGATAGTCATCAATGCTTTGAGCATTTTGAGTTCTATTGACGTATTGAAAATCTGGAACTTGGCGGAAGTAACTTGCCATATCAGTAACCTATTGAATGGTTTGTATCTGCATAATCAGTATTATAAATTGGGTCAAGTTCACTAAATCTCAATGTCAGTTGATATGAAGTCATTGTTTTACCTTCATCATTGAATGTCATATAACTTCCATCTGGAGTGTAATCCACATCACAACCAAGAAGAGCACAATCTTTTATTTTATTTAATGATTTATGTGCGCTATTTCCTGAAAAATATTGAATAGAAAATATGTATGGTGCCTTTAAAAATACTCCAGAGTCAGCCTTTCTTACTGACATTGCTGCCTTAAAAAAGTATATTATTTTTTTAACATCTTCAGCTTCTTTTGATTCTCTTGGTGATAATCTAAAGGTAAAATTAAAAGATCTTAATGTTGGACCATTAAAGAGTAGTTCTAGATTTGGATTAACAATTGCTCCAGTTGCTCTTGATAATAATCCTTGAATTCCAACTGCTTCTTGTGCAAGATAAAGAGTGATTGCAGTTTTTAAATCTCCTGAAGCAGCACTATTTTTAAGTGCCTGTGGTGCATCTTTTGTGAGTATTTCCGCAGCTTTTGCCGCAATGTTATCTGATTGCTGTAGAGTAACAGATTGTCTTGCTGCATATGCTTCGAGTGGATTTAGTGTAGAACCTCCCCATTCTACTCCGTTGCTATCTGTTATTGATGGTTGTATTGGTAAGATGACAGTTCCGCCAATATTTGTTAGCTTTTTGGCTCCAAATGTAAAATCAGTATCATTTGAACCAAATGTTCTCCCTTTTATTTGTTTTAGTGTAAATTTAATTCTATCTTGATCACTTGACATTGTTTTGGGGTATACTATGTTGATAGAGTTTAAAATACTATTGACTGTATTGGCAGTATCTGAATTAAGATCTCTTATACCTAAATTTGCACTTTGCAGTTGCTCATTGGAAGCAAAAACAGGAGTTCCAACTTGATTTCCTTCGGGGCCTGTGCCTGGTTGTGCTGCAGTTGATGGCAAACTAGCAATGGTACTACTTCCTATTTTTTTCTGCTGTGCAACAAAGGTTAAGTTACTTTGTATGGCACTTTGTATCTGCCTAGATGTTGATGCCGAGTAACCTGATATTCCGAAATCATTTGCTAAATCTTGAATACTATTATAAGAAACTTTATTTCCATTTCCATCGTCGTATTGATATGTTATTACTCCATCTGTCCTAACTGCATAACTTAATTTTTTGACGACAGGATCATTTGATGATGGATTTACTGGAATATATCCTGTTGGATTTGCTATTGTAATTGTTGCAAATGGACTTTTTCCGTCTACATTATATGCGGAACTTACTCTCCCTACTCCTGTACCTATGTTTGGTTTTGAAATTTGCCAAGTAAAAGTTTGTCCCGCCATCAGAATACCTCCCTACTCGCAAGAGAATTACTAATCTCAATTTTTTGTAGAGTATGAGACATTATAGAGTTTTTTATTTATTTAGTCCTGAATTTTGCATATGGAAGTGAACGGAGATATTCAATTTCATTTTGTTTGACTTCTAATAATCTACTATTTACTTCAAACCAAGTATAGTTTCTTACTGTTCCCCAGTGAAAATTGAGACCTCTGAATCCCCATCGTTCTACCGAAAGAGTTGCAATTAATGGAAATTCGTCGTATCTAAGACCTTTTGTTTTTGCCGAGTATATAAAAGTATAATACTTACCAACATCAGGAACAAATTCTCCTTCACGAAATACTTCCATAATTGTCATCATAATGTCATCTGGATCAGTATACTTATATTTTTTTAATTTCTCCTTTAGAGTGTTAACTCTTTTAGAACTAGATTCGACATACTGACCAAATCCTTTTGCCATTATTTGACACCTAAATTGTCTTCTGTGATAATTTTGAATTCAATAAGTCTATCAGCACAAAACTCTTTTGCTGCTTTCCACTTTGCTTGATTGACTGCATAAGTTTTGCATTCGTATAAGTATGATTTAGTCACTCTTGATTTTTTTTGTGGAGGAACAGTTTGCTTTTTAGGTTTTACTTCAATTACATAAGTTTTAATTTCACCATTCTGCTCTCTTACTTTAATAATAAAGTCTGGAAAATACTTATGAACTCTATTATCAACTGGTGATATGTAAGGAATGTAAAACTCCTCCGAACCCCAAGAAATTATATTCTCACTTAAATCGCACCAACGACAAAATTTACGCTCCCAACTACTTCTACAGATAATATTGTTGGGATTTCCTTTGTATTTTTGTGGGTACTCTGGTTTGTACTTACTTTTAATACTCTCTGCCATTATCCCGACTACATAATATATCAGTAGAAATATTTATAGATAGATGGTTGCTCCCAACCCAGTCAAAAAATCTGTATCTGATTTAAAAGCATCTCTTTTAAGACCTGCATTAACTTCTCATTTTCAGTGCTGGTTTAATCCACCAAATGCAGTAAGAGATTGGGTGCAACAAAGAGCATCTGCAGGAATAGGTAATGGATATGATGGTGAGTTTGTTTCTTTATCTTGTTCTGATGCAACTCTTCCTGGTTCATCTTTAGCAACTCACGAAATCAACAATGATTTCAGTGGAGTTACTGAAAGGCATGTTTATAGGAGACAATATGATGACCGAGCAGACTTTACATTTTATGTTGACCACGATTATAATATAATTCAGTTCTTTGAGAACTGGATGTCATACATTGTAAATGAGCAAGCATCTGGTGGAGTGGATAGCACTAATTATTCTTATAGAGTTAATTTTCCCGACCAATATAAGTCTACAATTTATATTAAAAAATTTGAAAGAGATTATGTTGGAAGAGTTCTTCAATATAGATTTATCAATGCTTATCCAATCAGTATCACTTCGATGCCAGTCTCATATGAATCTTCACAGTTATTAAAGTGTACCGTGTCATTTAACTATTCCAGATATGTTATTGGTGGTGGAGAAAATATCATCCCACCAAGAGAATCTATTACTTTAAATAGACCCAATGGAGAACAAATATTAGTAAATAATCCTGACCCCAATAGACCTTTACAGGCACAACTAGCAGAACAAGGTTTATTGACTGGAGGAACCAGAGAACAGCAATAAATAATCACACTGAAACTTCTATAGGACATTATGCCTTTACCAAAGATTTCTACGCCAACATATGAGTTGGAACTTCCCTCTACTGGACAAAAAGTAGCATACAGACCATTTCTAGTAAGAGAAGAAAAACTATTAGTTCTTGCACTAGAGTCAGAAGATACAAAACAAATTACAACAGCAATCAAAGGTGTAATTAAGAGTTGTATTCAAACAAAAGGAATTAAGGTCGAATCACTCCCAACTTTTGATATTGAATATCTCTTTCTAAACATTCGTGGTAAGTCTGTTGGAGAAGAAGTTGAAGTTAATGTCATCTGTCCTGATGATGAGGAAACTTATGTACCAGTAACAATTAATATTGATGATATTAAAGTTCAAAAAGATAAAAGTCATACTAATAAAATTCAAGTAGATGAACATATTGTGATGGAAATGAAGTATCCATCACTTGAT